AGAAATCGTGTTCAAGACTATTCGAAAAGGATCATTCTTCCAGTCTTTGACCTTGATGGGGATTTGGTCAGTTTTCAGGGCCGGGACATTACTGGCAACGCAGAGAAAAAGTACCTATTCCCGCCGGGTTTCGCTTCGACAGGCGCTCACCTCTACAACGGTCAGAACGCGCATGGCGCGAAAGATATAGTAATAGGGGAAGGCGCATTCGACGTGGCGGCAACCAAGATCGCGCTCGATGGTCAGTCTGAGCTGCGAAGCGTTGTGCCTGTTGGCTCGTTCGGCAAGCACTTATCTCACGGCGACGACGAAAGTCAGTTAGACAAACTCTTGCGCTTGCAAGAGGGCGGTTTGGAGCGCATCACGATCATGTGGGACTCAGAAAAGGCAGCATTGGAGGCGGCGGCCGAGACGGGTCTGCTGCTTCGCAAGTACGGATTCATCGCGCGAATCGCGGTGTTGCCAAAAGATCGCGACCCGAACGAAGTGGCGCCAAGCGTGGTGCGTGATGCGTATTGGAAGGCTGAGGTAGTCAACGAGAGTGTCGCGATGCGCCTGCGTCTGGCAAAAAGAATTGCTTAGGAAAGTTATGAGGATAAGTCGTAGGTGACTATACTTTCCTGAGATTGATATGTATTATTAAATCATTGAAATTAAGCGTGAATGACGCGAGGGAGGGCGGGTGGAAATTTTAGTGGAGGCTCGATACCTCAAACACGGCGGCGGTACAAAATTCTACGAGGCAATCGAATTTTACAATGTGATCGCAAAGAAGTTTGTTCTGGTAAAGCGATGGGGAAGTCTTAATCTGAAGTACGGTGGTGGTCGAACGAAAATCGAGACGTATGATGATATTCGTCAATGTCAAGATGCGGCGGGAAAGATTCTGCGCGAGAAAAGAAGCCATTCTTACGACATCACTAGAGAGACATTTGGGCTGCACGGCGCAGAGAGTCACATAGATACGGATGCGCTGCGTTCGACATTGATATCGCATTACAACATAGACGCCGCCGATAAAATTGTGTCGGCGCTAGGCGTCGTAGATTTTGCCCCTTCGGGCCACGCCCTTGTCGACGCCCTTGTCGACGCCCTTGTCGACGATGTTGTGGACGAAGAGTCGGCGCCCGAACTTGAGCGCGGCGATGATTGGGGTTCCTGGTGAGGAGAGACAAATGAGCGAACAACTTGTAGATGAAATGGTTTACCCACCAAAGATGAGCGAGGGCGGCATCAACGCTTACTATTTGGACGATTGCGCTGCGGTTGGTCATCGTCCGAATTATGCCGTCTGTCTTAACAAGGCCAACGCACTGAAACGCGACGGTACACTGCACGGATCCGAATGCGAAACGGCTATTCGTCACAAGACATGTAAGGCGCTGGCGCTGCGAAAGGAAGAGCTTAAGGCAGGCAGGGCGATCTATTTCGTTCATCGCGACAAGTTGCGAGCGTTTAACGAGGAGCGAGATGCGAAGGCAAGGCCGGTGGTCAGCGAGCGCTCCAAGCAACACACGCCGAACATCGTTAAACCCGCACCGAAGAAGGAAGAGCATTTTCCAAAATTCACACCGAAGAAGGAAGAACATTTTCTCGACGCGAAGACTGGAGACTACGCCGATGCTCTCAATGCCTCGCTGCAAGCGAATGCGGTATCTAATGAGCTGGAGCGTTTGTCGCAGAAGCCGGTTGAAGAAAAGCCAGTTGCGTCAATCATTACTTCAGCACAACAGTCGAAACCAGAACCAGAAGTAGAGAACGTATCGGTCAAGGCTGGTATGAGCATGGTCGAGATCGCAAGAATGCGCTTGGCCGCGAAACAACCCGTAATTTAACCACAAGGAGAGTAAGTCATGAGTGAGCAAACGCAAGAAAACAAACGGAGTCTGGTTGAGGCCAACCTTGACGAATTTAACGTCAATGTCAGTAAGGCATTGGTGATGATGTCCAAACAAAGTCAAGCCTTGTTGGAAGAGGGCGACGCGCCTAACGCCGCGTCTATCGTCGCGGTGGCGCTGGCTGCTGCACTGACGGCGGCAGACTTAGTGACAACACTGGCGGTTAGCGTTCAAAATGATGCGGTCATTGATTTAATGTTGGAGGATGTCATGAAAGACATGAAGAGTCGCGCACACACTGGCTTTGACCGCTTCAAGGAAAAACTCGCGACGACGAAAGCGGAGCCGGCGTAATGAACTCAAGCGAAATTTATGCTGCTATCGAGCGCATCGCCAGCACAGCGAGCAAGAATGAGAAGGAGCTGCTAGTCAAACAGTTCAGCGCCTTTCCGAGCTTTGTTCGCGTTCTTGAGTATGCCTACAATCCGTTCAAGACTTACGGCGTCGTTCCAGAAAACCCGCGCGGCAAATGGGCGCAAGAAGGCGATGGGATTGAATTTGACGACAAGACCTGGAAGATTCTCGACGCCCTGATTGCGCGAAGTCTCACAGGCGCAGCCGCGCGGGCCGCTATCGAGGCTGAGTTCAAGCGCCTGACTGAAGATTCAGCCGAATTGCTTTATCGCATCGTCAAGAAGGATCTTCGCGCAGGTTTCTCTGAATCGACTTGCAATAAGGCGGTCAAGGGTTTGATTCCAGACTTCCCCTACATGCGCTGCTCCTTGACCAAAGACGTCGACCTCGCTGCTTGGCCGTGGGAGGATGGCGTGTTCAGCCAAGAGAAGGCCGACGGCATGTTCGCCAATGTCGATCACGAATACGGCGGTCTGGTGCGAATCACGTCACGTCAGGGTTCCGAGTTCTCTATTGAGAAGTTCGAGACGCTGGCGAACGAGGTTCGCGCACGTCTAGCAGAAGGTTGCCAGAATCACGGCGAGATTGTCGTGCTGCGTGATGGTGTGGTGTGTGAGCGTCAGATCGGCAATGGCATTCTGAACAGCGTGTTGAGCGGCGGTGACTTTGCCGAGAATGAAAAGCCGATGTACTTTGTCTGGGATCAAATCCCGCTGAATGCCGTCGTAACGAAGGGTAGGTACAGGGTCGCCTACCGTCAACGCATTACGGGCGTAATAAAGCAATTGAAGGCGGTGCCTGGCAGCTCTATTGCGCTGATTCCGACTAAGATCGTGCGCTCCTTGTCCGATGCGCTCGCGCATTACCGCGAATTGCTGACGAGTGGTAAAGAAGGCACGGTAATCAAACATCCCGAAGCTATATGGAGGGATGGCACCAGCAAGGAGCAGATCAAGCTCAAGTTGGAAGTGGATGTTGACCTTAAAATTGTCGGCATTGTTTCGGGTAGTCCAGGTACTAAGACAGAAGGCCGAGCCGGTTCATTTACATGCGTGACGAGTTGCGGCCAGCTTCAGGTGAACGTGGCCGTCAAGAACGAGAGACTCCGTGACAGGGTAGATGCTAATCCGAGTGACTACATTGGTCGCATCATCGTTGTGCGGGCCAATTCGATTCTGCCTCCATCCGAAAGCAATGAGTTCCACTCACTGTTTCTGCCGCGCATGGCTGAAGGCGATTATCGCGTCGATAAGACTGAGCCAGATAGTCTGCAACGGGTTCGCGATCAGTTTGAATCTGCCGTGAGGGCCGCATAATGAATGAAATGAGTCAGGTAGAGTTTGAAGCGCTCAAGCTGACATTCCCCTGGACATCGCGAACGCTAGTTGTGGGTATTGGTGGCATTGTTCAGGTGATTGACAGAAACGGGAACGAGGTGCCGTTGTTTGCCATGACGCGATTCCTCGAAGTTATCACGCGCAAGTTGGAAAAGAAACCGTCCTCGCAAGAGGAACCGCAAGCAGCATCAAGCAGCATCTTGAGATAGTTATTACTAAAGGAGGTTGCATGATTATCGCTAAATGGATTTATCGCATTATGTGGGTGTTAGTTTTGGTCTTTCTCGCTATGGTTCTCGGCCTGTGGCAATACGTCGGCGCCATCGCGCTGATTGTTGCGCTGGTATTCTCGCGCAGCGTGGTTGATTACGGCGAGTTTGCGGATCACGTCGCCGGTCTTCATGAGACGGCACGAGAAATAGTAGAGGCGGGTGAGCGTAACGCGCTTGAGTACGCGCGATTGCTTGCTGAACTTCACCAACATCCAGAGAAGGAAAAAAGCGCGTAACTGTGATAATTGGCATTTCGAAAGCGAGCTTTACGCTCGCTTTTTTTGTTGCGCTTAGGAAATGTGAATTGTGAAGTTGTGATTCCTGACAATCATACGTATGATGTGAAACATTAGTCACTAATGACGAGGGGAAATAAATGAATGAACGTGTAATGTTGCTTCGCGATGCGGTTGTGAAAATAACTCAAATGCTTTCTGGCAAGGGGATCACGGTAACTCAGCGTGGAATTAACGCTTATGTGAAATGCGATCACAAGGGGCGTCCGACCGTTGTCAATCTGCCATACCTGCCGGATAACGTCACTGAAGAATTGTGCATGGCAATTCAAGGTTTCTTGGATCACGAGGTCGCGCGCATCATGTTTTCGGACTTCACGTTGATCGGAGAAGCTGAAAAGATCGGCGCTAAGTCGATGCTCAATATGCTCGAAGATGCACGTATCGAAAAGGCGATGACGCAGCGCTTCACAGGTTCGGGCCATAACCTCTCTGTCACTGGCAAGTTCTTTCTCGACAAATATAGCACGCCAATGATGCAAGAAGCCGCAGCCGCCGGTGATGCTAATAAGGTGATCGCCGTGTTGATGGTGCCGCTTATTCGCGCAATGGCCGGTCAGTTCGTCTTTAAGGAGTACATGAAAGACAAGATGTATATCGTTCAAGGCGTCTATGACAAGATTGCCGACCTGGAGCCGCAAATCGAAGCGGCAAGCTCGACGCAAGCCTGTCTTGACCTGGCTAAAGAAATCGAAAGTCGTCTGCGTTCCGGCGAAAATAGTAAGGGCGAGAAGTCTTCTGATAAAGAGGGTGACGACGATGGTAAAGATGGTAAAGATGAGGGCGAAGCCAAGACCAGCAAGGGCAAGTCAAAGAAGGGCGAGAAGAAGTCTAAAGACAAGAAGGGCGCTTCTAAGTCCGAAGAGACTGAAGAGTCTGAGTCTGAGTCCGAAGCTGAAGCGAAACCGGATAAGAAGTCCGATGAAAAGGGCGAGGGCGAGAGTAAGAAGTCCGAAAAGAAAGAGGATGAAAGCGAAAAAGAAGACGCCGGTGAAGGCGACGGTGAAGGCGACGGTGGTGGCGATGGCGAAGGCGACGGCGAAGGTGCGCAAGGCACTAAATTCGAAACGGGCGATACTGGAGCTGTATGGACCGAAATCGACAAGGAGAACAAGAATGGCTTTGATAGTGCTCTGAGCAGCATTATTTCCAACGCCGCATCAGTCGCGGCAAAAGAGTCCTCATATCTGGTCTACACCAAAGAGGGTGATGTCGTCGAGCCGCTCAAGATTGGCAGCGGATACGATTCAACCATGTTAGTCGAACTCTCCGACAAGGTTGACCACATGGTCGGTCCGCTTCAAAAGGATTTGGAACGCGCCATTGCCGCGCGTTCGATGGCGACATGGGAAGCGGGTCGTCGCTCTGGTCGACTGCATGCCGCAAACCTCGCGCGTCTCGCGGTAGATGATGGTCGCGTATTTCGTAGGCGCCAGAAATCCACGAGCAAGGATGTGGCTGTCGAGCTTGTCGTCGATGCCTCTGGCTCGATGAGAGGCGCAAAAGTTCACCTGGCTACGCAAGCTGCGTATGCCTTGTCGTCCGTGCTTGAGCGCATCGGCATTTCGAACGAGGTGATCTGCTTCACCACGGGTCAGCCAGCCGTCGATTATGAGACACTCAACGCGGAAACACGGAAGATTGGGCGGTCATTTACTCGCACCGAAAGTCTCTACATGCCGATTCTCAAGGGCTTTAACGAGCGTCTTAAAACGGACGTGAAGGAGCGTTTCGGCTGGTTGCCAAACTCGCGCATCTTGCGCAATAACATTGACGGCGAATGTCTCGAAGTGGCCGCTAGACGTCTGCTTGCCCGCCGCGAAGCTGGCAAGGTGATGATTGTGCTGTCTGATGGCGCCCCAAACGCGAACGGTGACACGTATACACTCGCCACACACTTGAAAAAGGTGGTTGGAGACATTGCTAAGACAGGTATCAATATCGTCGGCATCGGCATCATGACGGATGAAGTGCGAAAGTTCTATCCAAAGAACTTGGTCATCAACAATGTCAGCGAATTGCCGGATCGTGTCGTCCGTGAACTGAAGCACCTTCTATTAACGCAAGGCTAACAAGAGGCAGGCTATCAACAAAACGCTTTCGGTTTAGACAATAGGCAATCTGTGAGGATAAGTCATCAGTGACTTGTGTTTCCTGATGACTTTCTTTAATATCTGTTCTGTCGCAGCAATGCTGCATTTTAAGCTTTTTCAAGGAGGTAATGATGACCGACAAAATAACTTGCCAATTGTGCAATGCTCAAATTTATTCCGTGCAGTTGCACCTCAAGAATGACCATCCCGAAGAAACGTTGAAGGGTTATATCGCCAAGTTTCCCGAAGCGCCGTTAATGTCCGAAATGGCAAAGCAAAAACTCGCAGAAAAACGCGCCGTCAAAGCTGTATCAGAAGAGCGCATGCTGGAAATGGCTGGCACCGCCGCGTCTGTAACCAAACTGATACCGAGTGGTTCGGTAATCAAGAAGGCGCTGCATGAAGTCTTTAACTTGGGCAACGTTAAGGCCGCTAAGTCCAGCAAGGGCGACCCCATCCTCATTTCCGTGATTACATCGGGCGATTTCCCCGACATGGTGCCGGCGGCATCTGATGACTACGTGTATGATATCGACGAACTAAAGAATGTGATCCTGGCGCTGGAATTGAACATTCCTTGCTACGTCTGGGGCCACAAGGGTTCGGGCAAGTCTGAACTGTTTGAGCAGATTGCGGCGCGTACCGGGCGTGAGTTTATGCGCGTTCAGCACACGGTCAACACAGAAGAAAGCCACATTGTTGGTCAGTGGACCGTGAAGGGCGGTCATACCGTGTTCGAACTAGGGCCGCTGCCGTTGGCGATGATTAATGGTTGGATGTATAGCGCTGACGAATACGACTTCATGCTGCCGTCCGTCTCTTCTGTCTATCAGGCCGTTCTTGAAGGTAAGCCATTGATGATTAAAGAGGCTGATGCCGCGAACCGCATCATCAAGCCGCACCCGAACTTTCGTTTTGTGGCGACGGGCAACACCAACGGCTCTGGTGACGAGACTGGGTTGTATCAAGGCACCAACATTCAGAATGCGGCCAACTACGACCGCTTCGGCATGGTGATCCACAAGCAATACATGAAGAAAGCCGCCGAGTCGCAGATCCTTCAAAACCGTGTCGGTCTGGTCAAAGAAGACGCCGACAAGATGGTTGAGTTTGCGGGCTTGGTGCGCGAAGCATACGACGGCGCTAAAATCAGCGACGTGATTTCTCCGCGTACTTTAATCTATGCCGCAAAGATCGGCGTCAAGCGCGGCAGCTTTCGTCAGGGCATTACGTTGTCCTTCATCAACAAGCTGTCCAAGATCGACCGCGAGGTCTGTGATGGCTTGGCGCAGAGAATCTTTGGCTGATCGGGGGTCACAGTGGATCGCAGTAATTTTGACCGATTCTACGCCAACAATACCGGCTTGATTCATACTGTGGCTCGCAAGGGCTTTCGCAGACTTCAAGCGATTGGGGCGTCTATTGAATATGAGGATGTGGTGCAGGAATTGACCGAAGTGTTCATCAAGTCCTTCGACCGCTTTGATGAGGCAAGTGGGAACAGGTTTTCTTCATACTTTGTGCCGGCAGCTTACCGCAAGGTCAATAGTATCGCGGAAGACTACGAAAAAGAACGGATTGAATTGAAGATTCATTCGTTTGAGGAAATGAACGCCAGGTTGAATGACGGCAACCACATTGAAGAAACTATATGCAGCGGCATTTCGTCTGTAGAGAATCAGATTGACGCTGGTCGTCTTGCGGTCAGAATCTTGGGGGACTTGTCGCCACTTGCGTCGATGATCGCGCAGATGGCTATTGACCCGCCGGAGTTCATGGAGCGAGAGTTTTCTGCGGCACAGGCACATGCGGAATACGCCCGTGGCGTTGGCGTAGAGCTTCGCGCTCGTGGCTCGCTGAACCTATCGTTCGTGTGTTCTGCGCTGGAGAGGGCCGATGTGTTACCAGCTTCAGTCATTCGCTCTGCAAAGAGGGAAGTAATTAAGGTGGTCAAGAGGAATGTGATATGAGCAAACCGACAAATGCGCCAGCTTGCTTTGCGGCGGCCAGCGTTTTCAGTCACGATTCTGAAATCTGCCAGCAATGCTGCGCCTTCGAGCAATGCGCCAGCGCCTCACTGGAGACTCTCGAAGCGATTAAGGGCATTGTGAATGTTCATGACTTGCTCAAGCGCCACGCTGTGGCACGTAAGGTCGCGCAAGACGCGATAAAGCAAGCTGATGAAAAACTCAAAGCCGAAATGTCGCCAGGCAATATCGAACAGCCGCTCATGAAGTCTGCCGAGCGCAAAACGCGCGTCGTCCAAGTGAGATTTGAAATATCGGCAGATGAAGAGCATGTCATCGCTATGTTGCCGGTGAAGCCTCAAAAAGTCGCGTTGTCACTGTGTAAAACGGGAATGCTTGAGCGCATCAAGAAGGGCGTCGTGGAAGGGCGCAATGCGCTTGTTGAGACAGGGCCAGAATGGTTGCGGGTTGCGTTGAGCTTGCTACTTGCTGGTGGCTTCTCTAAAAGCGAATTGCGCGAGTCTTTGCAGAACGAATTGGGTTGGACGGAAGGCACCGCAGCTTCGCATGTCAGTATGGCGTCTGTGCTGATTTTGGCCTTTGGTATCGGCCAACCAAAAGACGGTCGAATTGTTCTATCTCCTACAACGGGCGTTTAAGATGGGTTACGAGACGAAGATTGTGCGGCAGAGTTTGCCGTCGGGCACGTATTATCCAGCGCTGATGGGCGGAGTGCCTTCGCCAATGGTGGATGGTATTCATAAGATACCACTGTCGTCGCCAGATGAACCTGGCGACTGGCGATTTCGCGAAATGCACATCATGCCGGCGATGCAATACAGCACCTCGCCAGGAGCGCTAACGTCGACAGTATTGCCGTATGAATGCTTAGTAATCTGGGAAAAATATAAGGAAGAAGAATGAACATAAATCACGCACTGTCCGTAAGAAGCGACTTCAGCATCGGCGAATCGCTGTTGCAATTGGATCACATCATCGAGAAGGCGAAGGAATTTGGTTACGAGTCCGTCGCTCTGGTGGATACAATGTCGCTTCACGGCATGGTGGACTTCTCAAACAAGGCCAAAAAAGCGGGCATTAAGCCAATCATCGGCTGTCGTCTGTGGGTCTACGACGATCCAACTTATCGCAAGCCATCGAAGGCATCGGGCGAAAAGGAAAAGCCTAATCCCTTCTACGCGCTCAAGGTTTACGCTGTCGACGAGACTGGCGTAAAGTCCTTACTCAAGCTGCTGTCGCGCGCCTTGACGCCGGAATACTTCTACTATCATGCCCGCTGTGGCTTGGATGATGTACTGGCGCTGGAGGGCGTTGCGGTATCGACTGGCGATATGTTTGGTCTGTTTCATCACGATGACCATCTGGCGATTCTTAAAAAGCTCGGCTCAAAGTTTGGTTGGGACAAGACGTTCGTGGAGCTAGTGCCGATCAACACACCACTGTTCGACACGTTGAATGCAAAGGCGATTCAGGCCGCCACTGACGTGAATGCGAAGACGCTGGTGACTTATCCGACGCTCTACAAAGAGCGTGACGATGCCGACACGCTCGAAGTTCTAAATTGTATCACCACGAACACGCAAATGAGCGTCGCTTATCGCCCAAAGCAGTTCGTCAAGGATTTTGCATTCGACAAGCCAGAAGACCTGCTTGAGCGCGTCAAAGAGGCGGCCAAGCGCGTCTCAGTCTGGAACAAAGTTTCAAGTCCGGCACATTGGGCGAATGGCGTCAAAAACATCGAAGTGCTGGCGGGCATGTGCAACTATGAATTCAAGAAGCAGGAAGTGTGTCTGCCTAAGATGGCAGATAATGAGTTCGTCACGCTCGGCAAAAAGTGTATCGAGGGCTGGAAACGCCGTTTTACCACGCCTGTTCTCGGTTATCTGCCGCCAGCTTCACTCATGCCGGTCTACAAAGAGCGCCTGGAGTACGAACTTAGCGTTCTCAAGAAGATGGGCTTCTCCGGTTACTTTCTTCTGGTCGAAGATTTGGTGGGGTGGGCTAAAAATAACGATGTGATCGTGGGTCCAGGAAGAGGTTCTTGTTTTTTGCCAGGGTGTCGCGTAGTATGTGATAAGTCAGGACTGACTAAAGCCATTGAGAATTTTTCTATCGGCGATAAGGTTCTGGCGCATGATGGCTCAACGCAGGAGGTAATTGCCACTCTTGAGTTCGACCGAGACGAGGAAATAATTGAATTGGAGTTTAGCAATGGCGTCAAAATCGAATGTACCAAAGATCACAAATTCTTCACTCGAAACAGAGGATGGGTCGTCGCGGAAGAGCTGTGCGGCGAGGACGAATTTGATGACGTATCGAAACTCGCTAAAAGGCTTGAATCCGCGTCATCATCATCTGCCTGATGATTTGAAGTTGGCGATTCTCGCAAAAGACCCCGTTTGTTATGACTTTTACCTGAAGTACAAAACGGTGTATTCAAGCAAGTCTCTTCGCGTTCAGTTTGAATGTGAAAGTTGTGGTGAAACTCACGAAAGTGATTTCAAGCATCTGAACAGAAGAAAGGTAGTCACTGGGGCTTTTTGTCCAAAGTGTGTGATGAGAGTCTCGTCCAGTGATGAAGGTTGGCGTAAGCGCAATTCGGTGGCGCAATTGAAGATTCAGTCGCTTCCAAAACAAAAGGCGAAGAATGCCGCCGCCGTGTCGAAGTTTTGGGCTGACAACCCCGATAAGTTGGCTTCGATGCGCGAAAGTGTCATTGCGGCGTGTAAGCGTGATGATGTGCGTGAGAGGCTTCGTGCGCGTCAGGCATGGAATGGGAGAGGTATTTCTGGCGATTACTTGTCCAAGTGGGGATGGCTAACGTTCGACAGTTCTTACGAATTGACAACACTGTTGGGGCTAGAGCGAAACGAAACTGTCAAATTGGTGAGACGCGGCCCCGTGATCGAATATGAGTTTGAAGGCGCAAGACGGTATTTTGTGGATTATGAAATCCTGTTTAATGACGGCGCCAAGTGGTGGTGCGAAGTTAAGAGTGGCTACGTTGGAAAACACGTTGATAGGATTGATAAGTTAAGAGCAAAACTTTCCCAAGCTCTTGACTTGGTACGCCTGGGTCACGCTGATAAAATCATCTTAGTGACAGAGAAAAGCAGCGAGAGACTTTTGGGTGTAAAGATGCCTAGAGGCGCAAGTCTGGTGGCAATGTTTAAGAAGCATAGCGCGAAGATAATCTTCGCAAGAAAACAGGACGAGGATAAATATCAATGAGCGACGCGGGCATTAAGGTTGTTAGTAAAAAGACGCGGCATTACAAAGGCAAGGTGCATGATTTGACCATTGCTAATACGCACACGTATAACGTGCAGGGCATTCCGGTTCATAACTGTGGCGGCAGTTTAGTCGCGTATCTGCTTGGCATAACTGACGTTGATCCTATTCGCTTCAATTTGCTGTTTGAGCGCTTCATCAATCCTGAGCGCCTGGACTTGCCCGACGCCGACCTCGACTTCATGAGTTCCAAGCGTCATCTTGTTGTCGAATATCTGACTGAGAAATACGGTAAGGATCATGTCGCTGGCATTTCGAACTATTCATCGCTGGCTTCGGCGTCTGCATTGCGTGATGCTGGTCGCGTGTTCGGCATGAATGGGCTGGATCTGGTAGCAACGAAACTAGTGCCGAAAGAACACGGTCAGTCCTTCACGCTCACCGAGTCTGCAAATGTGGTGCCAGAGCTTGAGAAGTTTCGCGACACTAACCCTGAAATCTGGAAGCATGCACTCAAGCTCGAAGGGGTCATGCGTTCGTTCGGACAACATGCAGCCGGTGTGATTGTGGCGGGCGAACCGTTGATTGAGAGGGCGGTCGTGGAGACGCGCGGTGGGTCGCCAGTGGTCAACTGGAATAAAGGCGTTGTGGAAAGTTTTGGTTTGATTAAGATGGACTTGCTCGGTCTATCTACGCTCGATGTGCTAGAAATTGCTAAGGTTTACATTAAAGAGCGTCACGGTAAAACTGTGGACTATCTCAAGCTACCTCTTGAAGATAAGGATGTGATGGAGGCGTTTGGTCGTGGTGATACGACGGGCGTGTTTCAGTTCGAATCGGGCGGCATGAAAAACCTGCTTCGCAATCTGGCAAAGGGTGGCGCCCTGACGTTCGAAGATATTACCGCCGCAACCGCACTGTATCGTCCAGGCCCAATGGATTCTGGTCTGATGGATGACTTCGTAGCGATCAAGCAAGGCTACAAGTCAATCAGCTACGATCATCCGAACTT